TAGCGTTGGTGGAAATATATCAAATGTTAACGCTGTAGCTGGTAATGCAACTAATATTAATTCTGCGGTAAGTAATGCAAGCAACATAAATACTGTTGCTGGAAGTATATCTAACGTAAATGACGTTGGTTCAAATATATCGAATGTTATTGCTGTTAGTAATAACGAATCAAATATTAATATCGTAGCTGGCAACAATAGCAATGTAAGCACTGTTGCTGGAATAAGCGGAAACGTTACTACTGTTGCTGGAATCAGTGGCAATGTAACTACTGCTGCTAACAACGGAACTGATATAAGTACTGTTGCTGGCAGTATTACTAACGTTAATAACGTTGGAAATAATATCAGTAATTTAGCTACTACTGCTGCTTCAATATCTAATGTCAACACAGTTGCAGGTGACATAGCTAATGTCAACACAGTTGCTGGTAATAACTCAAATATTAATACTGTTGCTGGTAATAATACTAATATAACTACAGTAGCTAATAACAATTCTAATATTACTGCTGTTGCTCAAGACGCTACAGATATAGGAAATGTTGCTGGCAGCATAGGAAATGTAAATACTACGGCTGCAAATATCGCTAATGTTAATTTAGTTGGTACGAATATAAGCAATGTTAATACTGTTGCAACTAACCTTACACCTATTAATACAGCAGCTACATATTTAAACGATTTTCAAGCCTTGTATTTAGGAGCAGCTTCTTCTGCACCTGTAACTGATGGTGTAGGAAATCCTGTAAATGAAGGAGATTTGTATTTTAATTCTGGTAATAAACAGCTACAAGTATATAATGGAAACGTATTTACAAGTATTTTTGACACTGCTCTTGATTTTGCTAAATTGGCAACAGCAGCGTTTAATGCTTTATACACAGCGTCAGCAGGTTCTAACTCTATTGATTTAGGTGGTCTTGCTATAACAGGTGCAGCATTTTCAAATGAAGCTGTTGCAACTAATCGTGTATCTCTCACCAAAGGATCTGGAACTTTTAACTTAGGAGGAATTTAACTTACCATGCCTGACCAACTACAACTTAGAGGTGGTACGACTACCGAGCATAATTCTTTTACTGGTGTTGCCAGAGAAGTTACAGTAGACACAACAAAGAAAACACTGGTAGTACATGACGGAAGCACTGCTGGTGGTACTCCTTTAATGAAGGAAAGTGGTACAAGTGGAGATATAACAGTTAATAGTTTGACTATTGGTAAAGGCTCAAACTCTATCGGGGGTAATACAGCTTTTGGTATTAATGTTTTTAGCGGAAACTCTAGTGGATCATCAAACACAGGTATCGGTTATCATGCTTTAGAAAACCATACTACTGGTATAAATAACGTAGCTGTTGGTACTTTTGCTGGTGATGAGCTTACTACAGGAGGTAGTAACACAGCACTGGGTTCTGGTGCTTTAAGTGCAGCTACAACTACTAATCATAATACTGCTGTAGGGGCAGGAGCATTATCTGCTACAACTGGACAAAATAATACTGCTGTAGGATCTACCACTTTAGATGCAAATACTACTGGAAGTAATTTAACTGCTGTTGGATATGGTGCTTTAGGATCAAACACAAGTGGTAGTAATAGCGTAGCTATTGGATCAGGTTGTTTAACTTCTAATACAACTGGTAATTTAAACGTAGCTATAGGAAATTCTAACTTAAATGCAAATACAACTGGTATAAGACTTACTTCTGTAGGTCATGCAGCATTGATGAATAACACAACAGCAAATGACAATACTGCGGTTGGTTATCATGCTTTACAAAGCAACACAACTGGAAGTGCAAACACAGCGGTTGGAGATAGAGCCTTAGATTCTAACACTACTGCAAATGGTAATACAGCCGTTGGTAAAGATTCTGTAGGAGTTAACACAACTGGTAGTTCTAACACTGGGCTGGGTTGGTCATCTTTATCTTCCAACACTACTGCTTCAAATAACACTGCTTTAGGAGCTAAAGCACTAGCATTAACAACTACTGGAGGTAATAATACTGCTGTAGGTGCTGAATCTTTATACTCAAACACAACTGGAGCTGGAAACGTAGCTGTTGGTGTTGATGCCTTAGATGCTAATACATCAGGTAATAGGAATATTGCTCTCGGTCAAAATGCTTTAGGTGGAAATACTGAAGGTGACGACAACGTAGTTCTAGGATATGGTGCTAATATTAACAATACGACTTCATCAAAAAACGTTGTTCTTGGAACTTATGCTTTAGATGCTTCTACTAATAATGCTTCAAATACTGTTGCAATAGGATATAACGCTTTAGGTTCTTGTACGCAGAATCATAATACAGCAATAGGTTGTAACGCTGCTGAAGAACTTACAACTGGTGCTTTTAACGTTGCTATAGGTTCTTTAGCCATGCAAAAAACAACAACTGGAACAGGCAATACTAGCGTTGGTGGTCAGGCTTTAAGATACAATACAACAGGTGGTCAAAACACAGCTTTTGGTACGTCAGCTGTTGCAAATAACACAACTGGAGGTGAAAACACAGGTCTAGGATATAATGCTTTACTTAATAACACAACAGGAAATTACAATACTGGGCTTGGTTTTCAAGCTTTAAATGCAAACACTACAGGTGATAAAAACACTGCGATTGGTCGTAATGCGTTAAGTTCTAACACAACTGCTGATGAAAATACTGCGGTTGGATATAGTGCTTTATTAAGTAATACAACAGGAGCATCTAACTCTTCTTTGGGTAAAGACGCTTTAATGACTAACAGCACTGGATCTAGAAACACTAGTATTGGATACTACAGTCTAAGATCAAATACAACTGCTGATAACAATACTGCTTTAGGTTATTATGCTTTATTAGATAACACCACTGGTTATTCCAACGTAGCGATAGGTACTAATGCTTTAGATGCAAACACTGAAGGATTTAAGAATATAGCAATCGGTCAAGATGCATTGGGTGCAAACACAAGTGCTGATGAAAACATAGCTATTGGTAACTTAGCTGGTTCAACAATGACCGCAGGTGGTTATAGTAACGTAATTATAGGTAATAACGCTTGTGAGAATGGTGCTAATCCTTATCAATCCGTAGCTGTTGGTAGATATGCTTTAAGAAATGCAAGTTCTCAAGGTACTGTTGCTCTTGGATATGCTGCTGCACAGAATCTTACTACTGCTGGTAACTGGGTTGCAATCGGTTATGAAGCTTGTAATACAGTATCTTCCCAAGCTGGTACTGGTGTAGCGGTAGGTTATAGATCACAAAAACATAGTACTGGTAATAACAATATTACTGTTGGTGGTCACTGCATGGAAGGTGCAAACTCTACTGGTAGTAAAAACACTGCTATGGGTATGCAATCTATGGCAAATCATGGCTCTGGTTCTAATAATAGTATGTTTGGATTCCAGACAGGTTTTGACCTTACAACTGGTTACTACAACACTGGTATTGGTAGTAGTGCTCTAACAAACTTAACTACCGCAGCTAATAATACTGCTATTGGATATCACGCTGGTGTAAATATTACAACTGCTGGAAATAATACTGCTATTGGTTCTCAAGCTTTAAAAGCTTCACAAACTGGTGGAGGTAACACTGCGGTTGGTTATCTAGCTATGCGTGATTCAACTACTGGTAATGAATCCCAAGGTATAGGAGTTTACGCTCTTGGAGATGGTACATTTACTGGTAATAACGTAACAGCAGTTGGTAATAGTGCTGCTAAGAGTATGACCTCTGGTTACGCTAACTTAGCTCTTGGTAACTATTCACTTGAAAATGCAACTACTGCTGGAAATATTTGTGCAGTTGGACCTTATGCGTTAAGAGCTTTAACAACTGGCGGTGGTAATACTGCTGTTGGTGGAGGTGGAGTGTTATCAACCCTCCAAACAGGTACTGCAAATACTTGTGTAGGTACACAGTCTGGAAGGTTAATTACTGGAAGTGATAATACTGCTGTAGGTATGGATACGTTATACGATTGTACAACAGGTGCTCGTAACGTAGCGGTAGGATCTGGTGGATATGGCTCTACTGCTGGTGCTTTAGCAAACCTAACTACTGGTCTTGACAACGTAGCTATTGGTTACAGGGCTGGATATTTACAAACAACTGCAAGTAATAACGTAGCTGTAGGAGCAAACGCTTTAGATGCTTGTACTACTGGAGTTAACAACACTGCAATAGGAAAAGATGCTGGTTCGGGGCATACAACTGGACAAATGAACACATCAGTTGGAAAGGCTGCATTAATAAGTGCAACTACAGGTGATGCTAATACTGCTGTAGGTGAAGCTGCTGGTGCTGATATAGCTGGTGGAGCTAATAATATTTGTATAGGAAACGACTCTGGTAGGTCAAACTCACCACTACAAATTATAGGAGCTAATAATAAAATTGTTTTAGGTAATAACTCTACTGATGGCTGTCATATAAAAGTTGATTGGACAGTATCATCAGATCAAAGAGATAAAACAGATATACAAGATATTACAACTGGATTAAATTTTGTTAATCAACTAAAACCTAAATCATTCTGGTTTAAAAAAGAACGTGATTCAGATGAAAAAGCTGGTGATAAAAAATATGGATTCTTAGCACAAGATATTCTTGCCTTAGAGGGTTCAGATCCTGTTATCATTAACAATCAAGATGAGGATTCTTTAAAATATATCGGATCACATTTAGTTCCAATACTTGTAAACGCAATTAAAGAGTTATCCGTAAAAGTCAAAGCCCTCGAAGCAGGGTAAACTAAAACTAACAATTCACTTAGGAGTTTATTATGGCAGAAAAAACTGCTGAAGAGATTTTAGAAATCTTTACTAATGCTGGCGATAGCGTTACTGTAATAGGTACTGCTAAAACTGAAAATGAAACAGATGACGAATTTAAAGACAAAATTAAACGTAATGTAGAGCATCTTGAAATTATTAAGACTTACAAAAAAGAAGATGAAACAACATCTATCTGGACATCAGAAGATTTCACAGCTATAGATGCTGCTATTACTGCTGGTAAAAAACTTTATTAAATTATGACTAGATTAGAAGAACTACAACAAAGGCTACAACAACTTAGCCTTGAAAGAAATCAACTTTCTGTTACTTATAACCAATTTACTGGTGCAATGGCAGAAGTAGAACGTCAAATTGCTGAAGAGCAAAAGAAACTTGAAGCACCTGTAGAGGAAGAAGCTAATGCCACTTAAAGGTAAGCAGTACAAGATTGATGCTGATGGTGATAAAAAAATCACCAAAAAAGATTTCTTGCTAATTGCTGCTAGAAAGAAGAAAAAGAATGGAAATAAATCTGCCTGATTTACCAGATACAGATTTTATTCTTGTTCCACCTAGAACAATTTTTTATCCACCTGTGGCAGAGATTCCATATCTAGATCCTTTACTTCTTCCAAGTCTGGAACAGGTAGAGTCGGGTTTGGGAGGTCAGGAATCTTCTGCTGAAGAAGAAACAACATCTTCAACGGAGGAAGCGTTAAAACTAACACCAGAGACAATACCGACAAACCTGCCAATCCCCAAAGAAACTTTATCATCTGAATCTGTAGCTACATTTAATATACCTTTTTTTGGTGAAATGCCTATACCTGCACCAGAAGTCATAGCTTCTAGTGTTATAGCTGCTGGTACTGCATCTGTTGTATCTGTAGCTGGTGGTATTGCTATGCAGTCAGTATTAGCTTTTATTAAGAAAACATTTAAGAAAATGTTTACTAAGGTTTTGAAGAAGGAAGTGAAGGATTTTCAAACAAAGAAGGATTAGCTTTTACATAAGTTCTAATATTTATTACGTCATTGCAGATATAAGCAAACTCTGATTTAGGATTAATCATATAACCTGATGCGTGGAGTTGTGAACACTTTAAAACTCTCACTAATTGCTTATCATGTATATTTTTGTCTAGTTCTTCTTTGGCTAGTTTTAGCTTTACGTCTGCTAAGTCTTGACAGGTCTTATTATTAACTCCTAAAGGAACCATAAAAGACATTTGAAAACCCCAACCTTCATTGATACTGTACGTTTCACTACTAGGATTCTCTGCATCATTACCTGTATAGAAAGGTGTAAATGACATTGTTGGTTGACTACAGACTAAAGAACCGAACTGCTGCTTGCCTGTCATTCCATTATTAATATTCATATTTTGATTGATAATACTAGAATTACCAATCGCATTAGGTTGAGCCTGTACGTTTGTATCGCCTTCGGCTCTAGCTTTATTACTGACTAAAGACAGACA